GGTTATCTTCTGCCCACCGGACCATGACGCCCATCATCTCGTGCTTCCAGGCGTGGATATTTCTGCCCCCAGTGAACAGGGAAGTGAGAACCCGGCGCGAGGGGTAGTCTGTAACCCTCGTCACCTCGCAGCCCAGGATCTCCCGCTCATCATCGAACGCAATCCAAAGCTGCATGTCCCCCGCCTTGAGGGCAGAATACACATCGTAGAGCATATACCTACCGTTAGTCACCTTAACGGCAGGAATGAGAAAGACTTTCACCGAATTCCAGACAGCGTCAACGTGATCCGCTGGGACCAAGCTCACATTCACAGGGTGATCTTTCCGCCAATCGCCTTGGGCTGAGCCTTCATGCCCGTCCGCTGCTGACGAACCTTGTCCATCAGACCGTGCAGCTTGCGAACGCCCTGGTCGGTAGAGCCATCACCCAAACCAGACACGACATCAGCAGGCACCACGAACTCGCCGTCCGCAAGGCGAACCTTCTGTCGGCCCTCGATGCTGCCCGGAACGAGATCGTCCATGCCGCCTCCAGCCCCACGCACTCGGCCCGGCGAGATGCGGTCGCGGAGGAGGTTCAGGGCGTCGTCGCCAAAGGCTTCCCGGAAGCGGGCAATCGCCTCACGCGGGCGTGGATGCTCGCCAAGAAGAGCGGCCTTCGCCTCGTTCATCACGTTGGCTGTGTAGCCTTCGTCCTTGCGAACAGAGGCCAAGCCGCCCTCAGCGAAGTAGCGGAACTCAGGACCAGCGCCAGGGCGATAGCCAGCAGGCGGCGGGGTGAAGCGGCGCGGAGTGGTGGGGAACTGCTCAGGATACCTGTTCGGGTCGTATTCAGGTTCGCCCGGCATCCTGCGCTGGTCGCCAAACATATCGTTGGCCTGAGCAAGCATGCCGCCGCCAGCAATGAGGGCAGAGAACCTGTTGTTAGAGATGTTCTCACCGATCTTGGATGCCGCTGCCATAGGGTCGCTGGCGATGTTAGACAGTCGATTCCCGAAAGCCGCAGCCCTCTCACCAACGGTCTGAGCGGCAGGAGTGGCGGGTGCAGGAATAGACGGGGCCGGAGTTCCGATTGCCTGCCCAGCAGGATTATAGCCGGTTTGAAGGTTGGCAGACTGAAGTGCCTGTCCAATCGAATCGCCAGCCGCAACGGGCGCAGTCGGTATATTTACCGGAGGCACTGCAACGTCACCGCCGAAGCTGCCGGGCACGCTGGGCGCGCCAGCAGAGGTAGCCGCACCAGCAGCCTCACCCACACCAGACAGAAGCTGACCGCCAGCGTAGGAGGTCGCGCCGCTGATTAGACCCTGCGTTAGTGCATCCTGGGCAGAAGCGCCACGAGCAGCAGCCAAGCCAGCGCTAGTCACACCAGACGCAGCAGCGCCCACAAGCGGGGCGGCAGCGCCGCCCGTCAGAATGCTCGCCCCGATACCAGCGGCAATCGGTAGGAGGCTGGCAAAGTTGAAGGCCTCCGGCAGGCCCGTGTCTGGATTGCGCGTGAAGTCCCGACCCGTCAGGGCTCGGATCCCCTCAAGCTCCTTGCGGCTGACATGCACCAGCATGTCGTCGCCGTTCCGTCCGTAGCTGGCTAGAGTCCGGGCTGCGTCGCGCATGAGGCTGTCCTTAAACCGACACTACGGTAACTATAACAGACGGAATCGCTGGCGAGAAAGCGTTCGCCGGGGCAGCCACGATCTGTACGTTCGTGTTGCTGACTGCCCACATGATTTCAACATAGTCGCCGCCCAGAACACTAATGATGAAGTTCCAAGCGGCCACAAGTTCAGCCGTCGTGCCCTGAACAGCTACAATGGAAGAAGAGTTCGGCACATCAACTCCATTTTTCCTGAGCCATATGTAGATGTTGTGGCTCGCGCCTGAAGTCTGGTCCAACTGGGCCGAGAACTGAACGTTATATGTTCCACGATTCTTGAACGTGATGCGAGACCCACTCACGACTGCAACCTGATTAGACTCAGCAGTCGTGTTGAGTTGCATCGCATATGGCGTGTTGATCGCCGCCGCAGTCTGGGTCGTCGTGTCGAAGAAAGACCCATAGAACCCACTTGCCTCAGCGTAGTTGGGGAATCCCAAGAACGTCCGATCAAGGTTCTGGTCAATCGCTCGCGTAAGCTGATTGCCCCATTCGTAGTTATACTCAATCGTGGGAGTGGGCAGGCGAGTACGGCCAATCATCGACGGCCATCCGTCCGGATATCGACACGCGGAACGCCCAGGCGCCAAGCAACGCCGACCTCTTCACTCTGCACTCGCAGCGTCAGCATGCGGCCCCTTAGACGGAAGTAGGTCTGGTCCGTGAACTGAGCGATAGGCAGCGTTGCCGTCAGGGTCGTGTTGTTGTTGGCGAACTGGTTGAAGTTGGAGCCAGAGAAGTCCTGCGTCTCCAAGATGAAGTTCACCGTTGGGTTAGGGGCAGAACTGTTCCTGAAGTCCAAGTCAGGGATCATGCGCCAAGCAAAGCCAAACTGATCGCCCTGCCCAATCTCAATGGGAGAGCTTTCAATGTATGCGAGAATCGGAGACGGCGGATTGGTCGAACCATCATCCTGCCCAATCTCATGGAAATAGACGTAGCCATCGACAGAGGCCGCACGAGGAAAGTCCTCAATGCTGCGATCAATCCAGGCCGTGCGAACAATTGTACCCACGCTCCAAACGCGCTCGTTGTAGTTATAGACAACGTAGCGGTCGTTCTCGTTTGAGTTGGCAGATGGGTAGAACCACCACACCTCATTGAACGCCATGTTGCTGCCAGCCGTGATCTTCTCGGCTTGGTTTAGGTTGATGTCGTTGAAGACAAAATCCTTGACCGAGCAAGGCAGGCCAATCGCGCGACCGTCGTACTGGAAGAATCCATTCTGCCCCATCCAGAACGTCACGTCGTTTGCGGACACAACGGCCTGGGGAGCAAGAAGGGAAGTCAGGGCGATACGTGCAATCGAGTACTCAAAGGGAGCGCCAATATAGCGCAAGGAGTGCAGCGCATCGTCAGTCCAAACAAGAATCTCCTGCTTGGTCTCGATGGCAGACACAAACTCAGAGCCGGTAGGAATGCGAATGCCGCCAGCAGAGTTGGTCTCCAGTGGAGTCCAAACAGCAGGGTTCTCCGTATCAGACCAACGAATCAAAAGACGATCCTGGACGTTGGTCACAATGTCCGAACAGCCAAAGGCGATCACCTTGCGGTCGAGATCGGAGACAATGATCTGTCGCGCAACCGATGGGACATCAGACGCGCCGCCAAGGGACGACAGAAGCACCGCTCTGGAGCCAAGTCCTCCAGAGTTTGCCCAGTAATAGATCGCTGCGTCACGCGGATTGATGACGAGGTTCTGCCCGAAGTTATCGGAGGACCATAGCCTCAGTCGTGTACCAGCGACCTGGGTGTTAGACGCAGCGCCCCATCCAGTACCGCTGAAGGCAAACATCGTGGTGGACGAGACAGTCTGCGACACGCTGACGGTGTAAACGCCGTTCGTGGGCGGCGACGCCGACCAGGGCGTAGTCACGCCAGTTATGTATGTGGCAGAAGAGCCCGGAGGACTGGCCGACACGCCGGTTCCAGTGACTAACTGTCCAACAGCTAGAGTACCAGATGCGACCGACGTGACGGTCATTGTCGTGCCGCTGATGGAGCCGGTGAAGGTGGCGCTGGTTCCAGGCAGAACGCCGCCCCAGGTTCCAGCGCCCCAGCCGTTCGCGTACAGCGTTGTGTCCAGGCCAGTGTTAAGCTGGAAGACTGCCGTGACGGAGCCGCCGCCAGTCGCTGTGGATGAGGCAGCAGATGCGGCAGTGATGGTGAATGTGGCCGATGTCAGCACATCGGTAATCTGAAACTCACCATTCAGGGTAAGACCGCCGACAGCACTCGCCCCAGAGAAAGTCACGAAATCATTCTGGAACGCCCCATGATTAGGGATCGTCACAACGACCGTCGTTGAACCACTCGTGGTGGAGAATGGGTTGCTCTGCGTGATCGTCGCTCGGATGGGTGTGATGTCGTAGAGAGAGCCGCCGCGTTCGATGTAGTACTTGAGGTTTGTGCCGATCCCCAGGAAGTAGCTGCCCGTCAGATCAGAGAATGGGAACAGGTTGCGAGCCGTGCCCATAAACGCCTGCAAGGTGGCGCGCTGCCACCCTCCAATCTTCTCAGGGAAGTTCGAGCGGAAGCGCACCTTGTCAGAGTCAGACCAAGCCCCGGACGTTGAGTACCGAGACCCGTCGTGCAAGACCCCCGGTGCAAACTGGAGCTTGGTGAGTGGCATGTTAGGTCTTGATGATGAAGTTCGAGGCTAGGTAGGGCTGAAGCGTCGAGACCGTGTGAGTGTGCGACCCGTCCGTGCTGATGGTGTGGTTGTGGCTTCCGCCCCCACCAGTTCCGTCCGTAAGGAAGGTATGGCTGTGGTTGCCGTCCGTGCTGGTGACGTAAGTTTGGTCGTCAAGAATGCCGCCAATCAGACGATCACGGTCAGCAGGAGAGCTAATGTTTCCGCCAAACCCAGATGCGGTGCCATAGTAGTTGCCACCACCGCTGTTGGGCTCGCCAGTGCGGTGCGTGTGCGCCCCAGCTATGTTGGTCGTACCAGTATGCTGGTGGCTTGGAATCTGTGCGGTACTGAGTGTCGTGCCGCCAGTGTTGCCGGTATGGTTATGAGCGCCATCAGTGCTGGTGGTGGCAGTAACGGCGCCGCCGGTCTGACCCCGAGAATAGCTTGATCCTGCCCCAACACCAACGCGGTCACGCCGGTCTGGAACGTTGAATGTGGTGGAGCCGTCGCCGTTGCCGTAGGCCGTGCCAATGATGGCAAAGAGCGCCGAATAGGTCGTGCGGCTCACAGCAGCGCCATTGCAGAGGAGCCAGCCGGTCGGGGCCGTGGAGCCGCCGTATTCCCAGATCACGCCAGCAGGGATGATATCGCCGCCAGCGACAGTGATGGTGCCCGTGACGGCAAGGTTGCCGCCAATCGTCGTGTTGCCAGCAATAGCTGCTGCACCAGAGACAGAGACATTCCCGTTAGTCGCATTGATGGGAATGGACGCCAGGACAACGTTCGTCCCGTCGCAGTACATAAGCTGAGTGAAGCCGTTGGCGAGCGTTACCCCAGTGCCAGCGGCGGTCTTCACCACAATGCTCTGGCTGCCAGTAGTCGCATTCCGGACGGCATAGAACTTGTTGCTCGTCGGCACGATGACGTTGCGTGTCGCTGTCAGGGTGCCAGTGATAACCAGCACCGCATTACGGGCCTCGTCTGCAATGCCGTTACCGCTGATGAGCGTGTAGTTGGCGTCGGCCATAACAATGTTGCCGACGCCAGTGATCGCCTGCTCAAGCAGGGAGCCCAGGTTGGTATTCGTTGTGTTGCCCCAGTTCGCGGCCTGCTCACCGTTGCCGATAAGCTCAAGCCGTAGGGCTGGCGAATATGTACTGGGCATCTACCCTACCCTCAGCAGGAGATCGTGTAGGTGACGGTCAGCGTGTCGCCGCTCAGGACGCTGCGAGCAACCGCAAAGTCCGTCGCAGAGAAGAGCGTGCCGGTCGTGCCCCCAATCGTGTTGGCACCAGCGCCGGTCACAATAAAGCAACCACCAACCGTCGCGGTGCCGTTGATGTTGAAGACGGCGGGAGACGCGGTGTTGTCGGTCGAACCGGCCACAGCAGTTCCTGCCGTGTAGGCGGGGCGAGTGCCGTTCGAGTAAACCGTAATCTCGGTCCACGACTTCGAGGACATCGTGTCGGCTGCGCTGATGGAACCGGCGGTCTTCAGACCGACGAAGAACGCCGCGTTGTAGGCCGAGCCACCGAAGTACTTGTTGAAGAGGTCGTTCTTGCCGACCGTCACAACGAGGTTCGAGAGTTCGTCTTCCCAGCGAACGGAGCCATCAGCGGCCCGGCAGATCACCTTGAAGGAGCCCTTCACCTCGATGCTGTCCTGGGCAGAATGCCCCATAGTCAGCCCGGCTGCGGCTTCATCCACGACTCGAAGGTTATCTTTGAGGCTCATTTAGCTGTTTCCTATAGGGGTCCAGGTTGCTGCCACGGGGGAGATGGGCGTCCAAGAACTGCCCCCTCCTGGGTTGATCGGAGTCCAGCCCGGATTCGGATTCGGTATCGGGTCCCACCCTCCGTATCCTGCCCCAACGTCTACGAGGGCGATTGTATCCGACGCAGACGCGACCATGCCAGCGATATTTGCCGCAACGTCCGTCAGGACGATGGCGTCGGAGGCCGACACCGACATAGCCAAAATGCCAGCCGAAGCGTCAGCCAGGATGATGGTGTCAGATGCGCTTGCCGATGCGGCAAAGTTGCCGACCGCCGTCTCTGCAAAGGTAATGGAGTCCGACACGCTCTCTAGGAAGGCAAAGCCGCCCGTGGCGGAATCCGTAAGAGTTATCGTGTCAGATGCTGCCCCCAGGAAATTATAGCTTATGGCGGCAGAGTCGGTCAGGGTCAGGGTATCAGACGCCGCAGCGAACCAGTCTGGAGCCTTGGCCGCAAAGTCCGTCAGGACGATAGCGTCGGACGCGCTCGCCAGCATGCTGAGGCTGCCGTTGGCCAGTTCAGACAGCACGAGGGTATCCGACGCGGCGGCAACACCCGACAGGGTGCTGTTGGCAGCATCCGTCAGGACAATGGCGTC